GGATTTGATCCGTCTGAACGCTATCCTGGGTATAAGGGGATGGAAGTAATCAAGCCTGCCACTAAACAGCTGGAGATGGGTAAGACCACCAACCTCATTCAGGATATGACCTTGCAGTCTGCTGATAGTAAAGAGCTTGCTCGTGCTTTGATGCATTCAATGGTAATTATTGATAGCGAAAAGCATCAGCTAGACTACAAGAGAAGCGAATTAGAGAACGGCATTAAAGACCTTAAACAAAAGTATCAGGGGGATGATGAAGGCCACACTGGAGCAGCAACACTTATTACCAGAGCGGGGGCCCCTACAAGAATACCAGAACGAAAAGAATGGTCACCGTCTGCAAAAAGCATTGACCCTAATACTGGGGAGAAGATCTATGAAGATACAAAACGTACTTATATGGAGGGTAAACTTGTAGGTACAAAGACCAAGGTCTTTAACCCTGAGACGGGGAGGTATAGAACAGAAACCACATATCCGGATGGGGTCAAAGTCGATAAGTCTGGATGGACCGCAATCTGGAAAGATAAGGACGGAAGGGAGTTCTACTTAAAAGAAGATTCTACTACAAAAAAGAAAGTACGTGTGTATGTGCAAGAGGGGGATCTCGAAAACAAGAGAGAAAAGGACGCTACACAGGAAGTCGATCGTATGACAACAGTTAGGGATGCTATGGAGCTGACATCGGGGGGATCTCGAGAGAAAGCATACCCCATGGAAGTTCTATACGGCGACTATGCTAATAAAAAGAAGGCCCTGGCTAATGCAGCCCGTCTTGAGTGGCTACATACGTCTGAAGATAGCAAGGATCCTGAAGCTGCTAAAATTTATAAGGCACAAGTAGATTCCCTTAATGAAAAACTTCTTAGAGCTAGATCTAATGCCCCCCTTGAACGTGAGGCTCAGCGTAGGGCCAATAGGGAATTCAACCTTAGAAAAGAGTACAATCCTGACATGACATCTGATCAGGAAAAGAAGTACAAACAACAGGCTATTAATGCTGCTAGAGATGCAACTGGTTCTAGCAGAAAGCGTCGTTTGATCCAAATTACTGATGACGAATGGGAAGCAATACAGCAGCACGCTATTGCACCAACGACATTAAGGACCATTCTGAACAATGCAGATATGGATACAGTTAGAAAACTGGCTACACCTAAAGAAACTTCTGTAGTGTCTCCTGCAATGATACAACTTGCTAAATCACTTGCTTCTAAAGGTAGTTCTGGTGGCAAATCGTATACCAATGCTGAAATTGCTAATAGATTAGGCGTTTCACCTGCAACTGTAAGCAATATTCTAAATGGCAAAATTACATAATAAAAAGAAAGTGAGTGATGCTTATAGATGGCTAATTGTGCATTAACAACAATGGACAATCCATACAATCCGTTCAAAAAGTTTAAAGAATGGTACAACTATGACGTTACGCATGGGTACAATACCTGCGCGTGGCTTGATCGGTATTGCAAGACCTCCGTCATGTTTGAGGAGGATAAGATGCTTGGCGACATAGAGGACGGGATGAATGCGTTTCTAGCACTAAATCCTTTCGGTATTCATATGAAAGTGTATGAAAACGATGCTGATACGTTCATCCCAATTGCAAATGATGTGTACAAACAGGTAATGAAAGAAACAAAGTAACTATTTAATGTATTCTTGTTTGTTGTGTAACACATAAAGTATTGTAAAAGCATTTTGTTAAATGGGGTAAAACAATTTGCTTTTGACATAGGCAAAAAGAAACAGATTTCTATTGAGATTCTAGCTTTTTGCTGCTTGAGTTCCTCCTTTTCTGTGTGCTTCTTTCAACGCTTTCATTCAGTTTATGGTTTGCATGATCGCAAATCAGCTGTTTGAAAGCGTTGTGAGGGGCTAAACATAGGGGGGAGGGGGGTCCGCGAGCATATACCCCCACCTGCATCGCCGGCCTCCTCAAAAATTCTCCGGGGGTGATATTTTGGTAACTTTTTAACCCCGAAGGCACCCGGATCACGGTTTATTAGCACTATTTTCGGAGGTATTAGCCTATGATTATGGTTTTAAACGATATTTTCTGGTTCTTTTTAGGTAGTTTTATTGGCGTTACTATGATGTGTATGCTTGCTGTATCACGAGACGACACTAAAGATTGAGAAAAGTATTACTTATAGAAGTGTATACGGTGATTTCTGAGAACAAAACGCTTGTTATCTCCTTTCGAGTGAACTGTTCAATACGTTAAGGCGAACTCCCGGCTCCGTCATCGTATACATTTCTATAAGTAATACTACTTGCAAAACAAAAGGGGGATATTTTATGCCGAAGAAACAAGCTAAAGAGCTTCAGCGTAGTGAGACAAGAGCTGCGCTTACTCCTGAAGCCCGGGAGAATCAGCTTATAGCTTTGGCTTACGATCTAGTTGAACAACGACTAAGGGATGGTACAGCCACATCTCAGGAAACAACACATTTCTTGAAGATGGGTTCTCCAAAAGAACGAAGAGACAGGGAAATACAGGATGAAGAGATTAAGCTTTTGCGAGCCAGAACTGAGAACCTGCAGTCTGCTAAGCGAATTGAAGAACTATTCTCAAACGCGCTTGAAGCAATGAAATCTTATAGTCCTACTGCAGATGAGAACGATGAATAAAAGTTATGCAGAAGTTATACAAATAGCTTCTTTTGAAGATCGATTCAGATATTTGCAACTAAAAGGTGCGGTTGGCGAAGCTACGTTTGGGGGTCACAGACAATTAAACCAAATGTTGTATAAATTGCCTCAATGGCGCTCTGTGAGGAGCAAGGTAATAATCAGGGATAACGGATGTGATCTAGCTCATCCCGAGTTTGAGCTTGGGAACCAACCAGCATACATACACCATATAAATCCCATTACAATTCAAGATATTCTCGACCGAAATCCTGCAGTGTTCGATTTAAATAACTTAATAATCACGTCGTTTCAAACTCATCAAGCTATACACTATGGCGATGAAGGGCTGCTGCCAAAGCTACCAGCCGAGAGACGACCAAATGATATGTGTCCTTGGAGGTGATCAGATTGGACTATAACGATGTAGTGAGTGTAAATTATGACACATCAGACTTCCTTTCTCATCACGGTGTTAAAGGACAAAAATGGGGGGTTCGGAGATACCAGTATAGAGACGGATCGCTAACTCCGTTAGGAAGAAGTAGAATTGAGTACGGCAAACGAAGTGGAGCCCAGAAAATTGCTACTGGTATTGTGATGAAATACTACGAAACACAGGTAAATCGTATCGATACTCGAAGAGCTCAGCTTGGTAATTCTAAAGTTGACACATATCTAAAGAATAATACGCCTTTATACAGAATCCAGAGCAACGATCAGTTTGAAAATCATGCTTTCTTCGCAACATACAAGGAACACGATAAAGACCAGTACGCCGGTCTATTTGGAAAGAACCTCAGAGGTAGAGCACAGTATGAAGCAAAAGTCGCAGAACGTGAAGCTCAAAAGACTGGCGACTACTCTGACGCTGAGGCTAAAAGAAAAAAAGCTGACGAGATGAAGATTTATCAGCTTAGTCTATCGAACACGTCAAAACTTAAAATACCAAGCGAGGAGAACGCCGGTCAGATTGTTGGTAAGCTCCTTAAAGATGAAGAATTTAAGAAAGACCTTATTGGATCGATTGACGATACAGCGTCCAAAATGCGCAGACCATCGCAGCGGCTTCTTTTAAGTAAAGCCAAAGAGAAACTCGAAAGCGGTGATGAACTTGGGCGAAAAGATCATCAAACAATTTATCGAGCATTAAATCTAACGCTCACGAATCATAACGATCAGGAAGTCGCTATGCAGAATAAATTCTACAAAGCGATGAAAGATAGTGGGTATTCGGCTCTACTTGACCTAAACGATAGCAAGTATTCGTCGTATCACGCTCAATCTCCCGTTATTGTGTTCGATACATCTAAGGTGTCTTTAAAATCTTCAAGACAACTGGAAGAAACAAAAATCGAAGAGCTGTATAAAAAATACAACGCTGAACGGATAAAGAAAGAAAGCTTGGAGCAAACAATAGGCACACTATCGAAATACGCTGGAATGGGAATGGATGAGATTGTAAATTCCGCAGGTAAGAGAGTTGATAGATACATGAGAGGAAAATCAAAATGAGACCTGAAGAAATGATTAAACGGTACGCTTTCGCCGATGTTGCCGGAGAATACCTTTGTCATCATGGGATCCTTGGGCAGAAATGGGGTATTCGGCGATTTCAGAATCCGGATGGCTCGCTGACTGCTGCTGGAAAGAAACGATACTACACAGATAAAGGCGATCTCACAGACAAAGGGAAGAAAGCTTTTATTAGTAATGACGGAAAAATGACGGACGCTGGTAAAGCGTTAACAAGTAATCTTACAGGATATACCGACGAAGAAAAACTTTTATTTTTAACAGATAAAGCGGCTTTTAATAAGAGATTAGAACAGCAGACAGATTTTCGTAGCATTAAAGATAAAGCCGAAAAAGAAAAAAAAGAAACAGAACTACTAGATAGTTGGGAAGAACACGATTGGGACGATTTACCTTTAAAGCAACAAGATCTATATCTAACTTTATACAACCGGATTAATAAAGAATCTGGTAGTTGGTATCACACCGAAGGAGTTAGTCCTGAATTTAAGAAGTATGTCGATGAATATCATTCTACTAGGCATGCGATATATAAACGAGAGAAGGAACTCTATTCGGCTAATCCAATTGGCGATATGCCTGATGAAAGTAAATATTTGTCCTACAGTAAGTTTAAGAAAGACCTCGATAACTACATAAGCAAACGCAAAGCAGTTAATACACTTGTTGAGAATGATGCGCAATTAAAGCAGCTAAACCAAAAGGAAGCTGACTTGCAAAGTGAATTACCTGGTGTTGTATTAAGAGATATCGGTTGGGAAGATACTGAAGAACATCGGCGTAAAATAAGGTCACTGATCTTTATTGATTAATAGCATATTTATGAATAGTATACTAATTTCTATGAAAAAATTATTAGGTTTGGGAGAGGATTACACGGCTTTCGACACAGACCTGATAATCCATATAAACACATTTCTTGGTGTTCTTAATCAGTTGGGTGTTGGGGCAACCAACTTTAAGATTACCGGACCGTCAGAGACCTGGGATGACTTCTTAGCAGACAGTACCCCAGGTCTTCTTGATGACTGTAAAACTTACTTATACATAAGAGTACGGCTGGTCTTCGATCCGCCTACAAGCTCTGTTGTCACCGAAGCTCTTAAAGAAACTATGCGAGAACTGGAATGGCGACTACACATCAAGACTGATTAAGGAGGCAGAATGGATCCACAGGCACAAATGATGGTGACTGCTATTCTTACAGCAGTTACGTCATCCGGCGTCATGTCGTTGGTTCTTTACTTCATCCAGAGACATGACAGAAAGAAAGAAAAAGCAGAGGCTAACGATTCGGCTCAGAGTAAGATGCTCCTGGGACTTGGCCATGACAAGCTTATTCATCTGACTGACAAATTTGTCAGACGAGGTGCAATAACTCTAAAAGAAAAACGCAACTTAGAATTCTTATATATTCCTTATGCTGAGCTCGGTGGAAACGGCGATTGTAAAATTGGATACGATGCCTGTCAGAAACTGCCGGTAATTTCTGATGAGGAAGCCGAAAGCCGCGATGCTCACTTTAAGAGAAAGGAGTACGGAATTGAAGCTTGATAATAAAACATATGACATTCTCAAATGGATAGCACAGATCCTTCTTCCAGCATTGTCCGTTCTTTACATCGGCTTGTCTAAATTCTGGCCGTTGCCAGCTCCTGAAGCGATTTCTGGTACGATCATGACTATTGACTTCTTCCTCGGAACTCTTCTTGGAATTAGTACATCTAATTACAACAAGTCGCTCGAGGATGGGGGTGAATAATTCAAAATGAATGAATATTTAAGCCATAGTGGCGTAAAGGGAATGTCATGGGGCAACAGACGATACCAGAACCCAGATGGAACGTGGACTGAGCTTGGTAAAGAGAGAAGACGCCAAGGGGAAGGCGGCGGCAGATCTGCGAGTGCTGCTGTATCCGCGTATCTGAAAAAGCGAAAAGAACAGCGAGTGGCTAAACGCGAAGAAAAACGCAAAGCCGAAGAAGAATTAGAAAAGCAGAAAGCGGCTGCAGCAGAAGCTAAACGCGAAGAACAGCGTAAAGCTGAAGAAGAAAAAATAGAAACCCTTAAAAAAGAGGCTATAGCCAGTGGCGACGTTAATAAAATCGCAAAATATGCTCATTTGATGACAACCAAAGAATTAGAGGATGCACAGAAGCGAGCAGATTATTTGGATAAAATATTAAAGAGTAATACAAGATTAACGAGATTGGATAAAATTGAAAAGATCGTCAAGAAGGGCACGAGTTATGCCAATACAATAAACGACGCTAAAAAGGCATGGAATAATTTATTTCCAAAATCAGATGACAAAACTTCTGGCACCAAATCGAATCCTAACATTTTCGATATAGGTGGAGGCAAGAATAAGCAAGATACGGCCAATAGCGAGAAAAACAATAAGAAAGATGGCAAGGGTGAAAATAAGCTCGAGGCGTCAAAAACTGAGAATACTGAGAAAACTGATCAGTCTAATAGTAAATTCGAACCGAAGATGTTCGGTGACCTTGGTAAAACGGTTAAACTCCATACGCCCAAAATCCCAAAAGGGGATTACTACCCAGAATATTACCAAAAAAATCTGTCTGAACATATTCACAAGGAATATTTGAACGAGAGACTATCCGGTATTAGTTCTTCAGTAAAATCTCAATCATCTGCAAAAGATGTGCTAGATAGTAGCGGTATGTATGATCTCAAAGACATTAAACTGGACGACATTCTCAAAAAAAGGAGTTGATTAATTGCTATCTAATACGGCTACTCCAATTTATTATGGTCAATTTCGCGATGCTGTTTTACGAGGCGAGATACCAGTCTGCCGGGAAATCTCAATGGAGATGAACCGTATTGATGCGCTGATTCGAAATCCGGGTGTTTACTATGACGATAAAGCTGTAGAGGGTTGGATACGATTCTGCGAGAACGAATTAACTCTTACAGACGGCTCCGATATGCATCTTTTGGATTCATTTAAACTGTGGGGCGAACAGATATTTGGATGGTATTACTTTGACGAACGATCAGTTTATGTACCATCTTCTGATGGACGCCCCGGGCGATTTATTAATAAGCGAGTAAAGAAACGCCTTATTAAGAAGCAGTATCTAATTGTTGCTCGAGGGGCTGCTAAGTCAATGTATGCAGAGGGTATTCAATCGTATTTTATGGTTGTTGATACTTCTACAACACATCAAGTTACTACAGCCCCCACAATGAAGCAGGCTGACGAAGTTATGTCTCCGTTTAAAACAGCAATCATTCGCTCGAGAGGACCGTTATTTAAGTTTCTTACTGAGGGTAGTATTAATAATACAACAGGGCCGAGAGCTAATCGTGCAAAACTGGTTTCAACGAAGAAGGGAATCGAAAACTTTCTTACGGGTTCTCTCCTTGAAATCAGACCGATGTCGGTCGACAAATTACAGGGCTTACGTTGTAAAATTGCCACGGTTGATGAGTGGCTTTCCGGAGACATCCGAGAGGATGTTATTGGAGCTATTGAGCAGGGTGCATCTAAGAACGATGACTATCTTATTCTCGCAACAAGTTCTGAGGGTACTGTAAGAAATTCTGTTGGCGATACAATTAAGATGGAGCTAATGGATATTCTGAAAGGAAAATACATAAATCCTCATGTCTCCATTTTCTATTACCGACTTGATGACGTTAAAGAAGTTGCCAATCCTTCAATGTGGGTAAAGGCTAATCCGAATCTCGGAAAGACGGTTACTTACGAAACTTACCAGCTTGATGTAGAACGAGCCGAGAACGCTCCGGCTACAAGGAATGATATTCTAGCTAAGCGATTTGGAATTCCTATGGAAGGTTACACATACTTCTTTACTTATGAGGAAACTATACCGCATAGGAAACGTGAGTACTGGCAGATGCCCTGTTCGATGGGATTGGACCTTTCGCAGGGCGATGACTTCTGCGCATTTACGTTTCTGTTTCCGTTAGGAGATGACACGTTTGGAGTAAAAGCTAGAAGCTATATCTCAGAAAGAACGTTCGGAAAACTTCCAGGCGCTATGCGAGTTAAATACGAAGAGTTTCTGAAAGAAGGTTCGTTGATCGTAATGGATGGAACCGTTCTCGATATGACCGAAGTATATGACAATTTGGTTTCATATATTGAACAGATAGTTATGTATGATGTCAGATGCGTAGGGTTTGACCCGTATAATGCCAGAGAGTTTATTCAGCGATGGGTAAGCGAGAATGGTGAATTTGGAGTAGAGAAAGTTATACAGGGAGCACGAACAGAATCGGTTCCGCTTGGCGAACTGAAACAGTTAGCAGAAGATCGCAAACTCATCTTTGACGAAGAAATCATGTCGTTCACTATGGGCAACTGTATTACGCTCGAAGACACAAATGGTAACAGAAAACTGTTAAAGAAACGGTACGAACAGAAAATCGATAACGTGTCCGCTTTGATGGATGCTTGGGTTGCTTACAAGCTAAATAAGGATGCGTTCTGATGGAGAAAAATTCAAAATGAACTATATGGAGGTGACTACCGTGAGCAAGATTGTCTGGGGTTCAAAGAAAGAATACCAGAGTGGCTGCAATAAAGCAGTTCTGTATATGTACGAAGGCGGTGACTACTTACACGGTGTTGCCTGGGACGGAATGACAAGTATGTCGCCGGAAAACAAAGGCGGCGAAGCTGAAGGGTTATATTCTGGTGGTTTAAGAATAAGGAACGTCTTCAAACCAATGGAATATGGACTTACAATAACGTGCTACTCATACCCCGAAGAGTTCGAGCCATGCATCGGCGAGGTGGA